TTTTCGATTGCGTTCTCTGGGTCTTTCGGGTCAAAGTGAACGGCTTCTTCTACGCCCTCAGGGATGCGAGTAGAATCAACACCGAGAGGGTAGCGTGGGGCAGCAAACAGAACGTCAATAATTTGACCGTAGGCGGCGAGGACTTTGGTCTTGGTAATTTTGATAAAGACTTGCGACTTCTCAGAAGAAGTAAATTGCGTCTCAGGGCCGTAGAGACCGCGATACTGTCGATAGGCTTCTAACCAGCGTTCTTCTTCTTCGTGTCTGCTTGACTCAATGGAATCAAACTTTTCTTTGATGTATTCGGCAAGTTGCTCCGAGCCTGACTTAGGCTCAAATGCAAATGCTTCCATGAGGTCTTCTTCAGCCATAATTAATATCCAAAGCTAGCGTCCGCTGGTTGCCACCGTTGTATCGGCATCTGTGACGGGTAATCAAAGACGGAACGGGATTGCGGACGGGACATAATGCCGTATCTCAGGGCATCATAAAGGTGGTCTTCTACTTTTGTATTGACGTCCTCTGGATTCGTCTTATCCAAAGGAAGTGCTGGTAGTTGGGCGATAAGGTTGGTACAGTTACTGAATATCTCGATTCCGGGCCTACCAGTATCCTCATCTACACGCAGACGGCGGTGCAGTTCGTTCTTACCTGCAACACGGCTACCACGGCTTCTGTCAGAGGGTCGCCACCTACAACCCTCAACAATCATCTGCTCAGCAAGGCTTGGCCCTGTGTCTCCGCGCTTGTGCCAAAGAGAAGAGTCAAGCACCCCATAGTGAATTGCTTCTTCCTGCTCCAGCTGTAGCACCATATGTGCCAGTTCCTTGGCAGGGACTTTGCTGACGTACAACTCGCGGTAAACAAGCAGAGTCTCGTCAGTGGGGTCTACAGCGAACCAAAGAACGCCGGTAGCAGAGGAATAACCGTAGTCGCAAGCCCTAAACTTGCGCCATGTATTCGGTATTTCAAATGGTGGAACAACGTGTACCGTCCTATCAAACTCAGAGAAGGCAGCGCCTTCTGCTATATCCCATGAGCCTTCAAGCAATTGCTTGCGTTGAACCTCTGGCAGAGAGAGCAGCATTGCTTCATAATCTCCCTGCTCGTAGAGGTAGGGGTTGTCAACGAGGCTTGCTGGGATGAATCGCCGCCGGAAAAGAGGTTCCCCAGCTTTACTGTGCCGTTCTGGATATACAAGCGTATCGCCCGTTGTAATATCTGTTGCCCAGAAGGACTTCCCAGGTATCGAAGGGTCGATGAACATTTTTTTGACCCACGCGTGACCGGGACCGCCCGGGTTCGTTGTCGCTCGCATATATACGGGGAGCGAGGGGTCTGCAGTTCTAAGGCGCGAGCGTAAATAATCCCAAGCATACGGTGTCGAGTACTGTGTTAATTCATCTATGCCAATGTAAGTAAATGCCTGACCTTGGTAGCGCAGAACGTCTTTGTCCTGCTCAAGGTATGTCATCCAGATTCTGGCACCGGAGGGAAAAGTCCACTGACTCTTCTTCTCCATCCATTTAGCGCCGGGATATGCTTTCGGATACATCTCCTGACTTTTATGAATAAGTTCGCGCAGTTCGTCATTTGTACGACGTAGAATAAGCGCGTTAAAATTCTGATTGTTACAGTAGCGTAGCGGGTCTACGATAAGTGCAAAGCTTTTACCGCCGCCAGCGGCACCACCATAAAGAACCTCGCGCTCTGGAGCAGCAAGGAAGTCAGTCTGCGGACCTTTGTTAGGCTGGAAGAGAACTTCATCAGCTTGCTCTTCTACAGGCTGAAACGCGCCGGAGCCTACCAGCGCAATATCATCTTCTTTTTCCTGCTCCGCCTTCGCTAGCTTGTTTAGCTTCTTCTGAGCAAGATTAAGCTGCATCCGCGCAGATTGCTTCTCGCGGCGGAGTTTTTCTTTAGCCCTCTGCTCTTTAGTTTTGGGCTTGGATGTTGCCTTGGGACGCGGCCTCGGCGGCACGGCGTTTTTGTTTAACATACTCGCGTCTGTCGCTTTCGTCAGTCTCGACACGTTTCCACAGTCCCATCGGGGTGATGCGTCGGCCTGTGTAGTCCGTAAGCCATCTGGCAACTTCAGAATAGGAAGACATCTTCAGGTATTCCAATCCTTGCTCCAGAGCCTCAAGCTGTTCTTCGATTGGCTCTAGGAGTTGTGGGTCGTGTTCGCTCTTTTTGTACCCCCAAGGAACACGTGGCCCGTTTAATCGTACGTACCTATTGCTCGGATTCAATCTCTGCGCTACTGTTGTCATCATTCTTTGCTGGCAAAATAAAGAGTCCCATCGGCTTCTCCGCCGACACGTTAAGCTTTTCTACCTTAGAAAGTCCAACTCTGTCAAGTACTTGTTGGGATGCGGCAAGCTTCTCGCGGTTGCCGATAGCTGTCGGGTCGTCAATAACGCCCACCATAGACAGCACAGCTTTGGGTGCGTTAGCCGCCATCTCCAGTTCTGCACGTTCAATAATCTCAGTGCGCAACGCTTGAATGATGGCATACGGGTTGCTGTTCTCCGAGTATCCTGCAAGCCGCATAGCCTTGGAGTAGTTACCCTTAGCTTCGGTAAACAATACGTCCAAGAACTTGGATTGCAGTTCTGTCAGTTGTTTAGGCACGAGGATTCCTCTTTCTTCCTGAACTAGTCCGTGCGAAAGACCGGTTCTTACTGCGAGACTTTACGGCGAGGCGGGTGTTGTTCATAGGGTTGCCCGTAGTGTGATGGACATCCTTCTTATCGCCCTTGGTCACTTTACCCTTTTTAGCCATGATGGCTCGCGCAGCATTACGCGATGCTCGCCGCTTCTTCTGCTTCGGCTTGCTATGGTAATTATCGTATTCTTTTCTGTAATTACGTTTACGCGTCATGCTTTTGACTTTTTCCGTTTGGCCTTTTGTTTACGTCCAGAGGGTGAAACGGACCATCGAATAGAGGTAGGCTTTCCTCCGGGATTTCCGGCTTTTCGCTTTTTACGGACTGCCGCAGCCTTCTGTCCTTTTGACATTTTGGCTGCTGTCGCCGCCGGGCGACACGCTGGATACTTTCTTTTTGATTTCGAAGATGATTTACGCCCACACGGTTTCCCCGTAGCAACGTCCCGCCAGTCTTCTTTGAACCACTTACGCAATCCCCCTTTGTAAGCCATTAAAGTCTTCCTTGTGAATGTAGAGCCAACAGAACGATACAGGCTAGAATCGTTAGGCCTAGTATGAGCAGGAACGTAATAATGAATATTTCAAAATATTGTTTACGTTTTCGTATTGCTGCTTCTTCTGCTTCTCTACGTGCTACCCTTGCTTTCGCTTGGAATCTCTGCCAATCTCCCCAGAGACCTGGGCGACCAGCGTAAATCATAATCTGCTTCAGCTGTTCTTCATGTTCTCGTATTTTTTCAAGAGCCATGAATTCCTCTAAGTCTGAGCCGCCGCCCTTTTTGCTAGCCTTCTTCTGTAAGTCTTCCTTAGCACCTACAAAGTTTGCGATGGCGCTACCAGCGGCAGCAATGTCTTTGCCATTCTGCACCGCCGTCTTAATAACAGCAAACGCGGCATTCGCGGCAGCGAGTTCAGCTAACATCAGTACACCTGTATAGTTCCTTCATTTACTAACTTAGGCAGACAATAGGCTGTCACTAAGTTGCCCTGCTTGTGCAGTTTCTGTGCATACCACACACATTCATTAAGGTCTTTGAAGTACAGGTCGTTGCTTACGAGGCGCTTTTCTTCTCCTATTCCTACAAAGACAAATAGGAGAAACGCGTGTATCATCCGTCAGCTGGCCTATTCATCCATAGCTTTTGTTTATCTTCTCCTACATAAACGCAATAACACTGGTCGTACGGAGCGTCGAAGTTATGTTGCGTAATGTTGACGTGGCAGGTAGATAACCATTCAGACTTTGCAACGATTACCGTATCTACAGCATTTGCGTGAATTGCTGTCACGCAAGCAGCTACCCATTCAATCATGGTTATTTCCAGCTACCGCCCATTTGTTTGTAACGTTTAGCCGCATACCCGTTAGCATACGCAGACGGATATACTTTGTATTTGCGCTTTGCCTCAGCCTTGGCCTTGGCCCAGAGTGCCGGTTTGGTGGGCACCGGCTTCTTCGATTTTGATTTGGCTTTTTTCTTTGCCATTAGATTCGATTCGGGTCGTAGAATTCTTCCGCAGCAATAACCACAGTAAGAGTGTTTGCAGTTCCTGCCGCCACGATAAGCTTATCCTCTGCATGAAGGTAAAGGGGCTTATCTACCGTGAAGATAGACTCAGACCCCTTACCCGTAACCGCGTGACTATTGAACAATGTGTATGTTGTATTCGCCTCTTTTTCGTAGTATTTAAGCGTATAGTTTCTGTTACTAGCGTCACTGTTGGTAATCAGAAGATGCTCAACATGCGACGAGAAATTTTTAGGTACAACATAGCAATCAGTATC